TGATGCCACGCAGGCTAAGCTCAGCCATTGCGTTCCTAACGGTGCCAACGTTGTCGGCGTAACCACGCAATCCATCGCCCAAACCAGCAATGGCATTGTTGTTGTATTCAAAAGCGCGAGTCATTGCATAGGTTTGATCTGTAATACCAATAAATGTGTCGGACAAGCCTTGCCAGTAATCACTCATTTTTTGTGCAGCATCACCGGCTGCCAAGTTCATTTGACTCTCATTAAGATCATCAATTGCTTGGACAAGAGGCGTGACATTTAAATCACCACCAGCTTCTTTATACGCCTTGGCAAGATCAAAAACTTGCTTAAGCAGTTGTTCCGTTTCTTTATTGGCTGAACGAACGGCTTTAGTGTAATTATTTTCAAAAGCTTCAAAAGCACTACCACCGAGTAGCCGAGTTTCCAGTGAAACGTCCTCAGTCGTTTCTCGTATTTTTTTGAGAAATTGTTCGCTTTTGCGATAAATATTATTTCTTTGTTCAGCTAGGCGAGCTTGTAATTTTGCTGCTTTTTCCGCAGCCTTGTCTGTTTGGGCTTTTGGTTGAATTCCAGGCAATCCCTTTGGTGGTTCACCTGTTCCGGTTGCCGCTGCTTTTTCAGCAGCACGTAAAGCAGATACTTGTGCAAAAGTTTCCGTGCGACGTTTGACTAAAACGTCATATTGACCTTTTTCAATTGGTCCAAGACCAGTGCCGCCTTTTCCTCCAAGTTTTTCAAATGCTTGAATTCTTTGATCTGTTACATTGAGAATTTTTTGCAAGTCATTAATTTGCCCTTGCCTGCCCCTGCCGAGACCAAAAAATTCATTTAACTTTCGAACCGCCGCATCAATTGCGCCAACAATAGCCGCAAACGTATTTTGAAAAGCTGCGCCAATTGGCTTAAGCAAACTGCCAATGCTTTCATTCAAGCGAGAAAGAGAAGTACGAAGACGGTCGCCAGCAGCGTCTGGACCATCGGCAATAATTTTTGCATTTTCCCCGTATTCTGCAAAAAGTTTTTCCGCAAATTTTTGAAAATCTTGCAAACTTACTTGACCATTTTCAAGAGCTTTGTCTAACTCTTGAGGCGTTTTGCCCATTGACTGAGCAAACAAACTAAAGGCACCAGGTAAACGTTCGCCAATTTGCTGACGAAGTTCTTCGGCTGAAACCTTGCCTTTACTGAAAACTTGGGACGTTGCAGTTAGCGCAGAATCAAGTTGCTCAAGTGAACCACCGGTGCCGCGAATACCGGATGCAATGCCCTTGAAAGCAGTCTCTGCATCTCTAACATTTCCGCCAGCACCTTTTACAGAAGCAGTTAATTTCGTGAATTGACGAGTAAGAATTTCTTGCGGAATTGCAAAATCACGACTTGTTTTATCGATAAATTGCAGGGCGCGACGATATTCGTTTGTGTCCTTGGTGACAAGTTGCAGAGCTTGGCGTTGCTTGGCGATTTCAGCGGCATATGTTGCAGCTCCGCCCAACGCTTGCCTAGCCATCCCAACTTGTGCGCCAATGGCACCACCAGTAGCGGCGCCTAAAGGACCGCCAAATGTAGCGCCAATGCCAGCGCCCAATAGACCTTCAATGCCACCAAAAACGCCAGCAGCGGAAATCGTTCCAGCGGTTCCAGCAATTTGCCCAAGACCCAATCGCCTTCTTGCGGCAGGAGGCAATGCAGGACCAATCGGTTGAGCGTATTGAGTACCTACAGCACGAAACTGCCCTGTACCACCAGCAATCAATGCTCCAGTACGCGGATCACGAGTACCTAATACCTCCCCTGCATAAGCAGCACGCTGCTCCATAATTGCTCGACGACGAGCATCCCGTGCTGCCTGAGCATCTGCTTCACGTTGTTGTTGAGCAATGCGATTTGAATAATTGGGCGGCACAGCCGGACCAATCGGTGCGCCATATTGAGTTACGCCAGCAACGCCGCGATAGGCACCAGTAAGAGGATCACGAATTAAACCGTTGGTCGTGCGGATTGCAACATTTGCTTGGTTGGCTGCATTCGCAATGCTTCTGAAATTATTGGCAACAGCTTTTTGATTGTTTTGAAATCCGCTCAGTCTTGCATCAAGGGCATCAGCTTCTTGACGCGCAATACGAAACTCATCAGATGATGTATCTACGCTGTTCGCAATTTCACGCCATGCATTTGCATAACCTTTGAGATTATTGATGCTGTTTGCAGAAGTCTGCTGAATCTTTCTCAGTTCATCAGATACTTCTTTGAAATTGACATTTGCAGCCGCAGCTTGTTGCCCCAGATTCTTGAAGCTGCCAGACAGCCTCGTGAGCTGCTCACCGCCCTGTTGCTTGATCCTCAGCAGCAGCTCAGTGACTTGGCTCATCGTTTTGCGTTCAGAACGGCCAGGGCAGCCATTTCCATCACCTGCACGCCTTCGAAGATGGCAACAGGATCCTTGACTGAATACAGCTTACAGAGCCATTCCAAACTCGGGTAGATCAGTCCTGTCAATCCGGCCATGCTCGTGTGCCATTGCGTCGACATGCGGATGAACATAACCACGATGTCCCAGTTCTCCTCCCAGACCTCACAGTCCTGTTGTACAGCTTGCAGACGTGCAGCGGCGATCTGCTCCTCACTTGCGCCAAGAGCCTTCAGGTCGGCTTCGCGCTCGTCAACTACGCCACCTTTCGCCCAGTACTCAGCAGCGACTTTTAGTTTTTTGCCGGCGCCCCTTTCACGCTGTCGGCATAAGCTTGGATGATCGCCTTCATGACATAGGGATCATCACAAAGCTCTTTTTTGTTCTTTGACGTAAAGGGAACAGGCTTGCCCTCTTCATCATTGACGCCCTCCCAGCCTTCAAGGATCCCATCAACAAGAGCGTCATCACCCTTGTCAATGAGATCGTTAAAAGCCGAGCGACTCATCTTTTTGAAGACTGCCTCAAACGTTTGAGTCTCAAAGCGATTTCCGTCAACCGGAGTTTCAACTTTGACTTCCCACTTGTAGGAAGCAGTCTTCTTGAGAACGAAGGCCATGAACAGAGATCAGGTGAACACCAGCGAAGCTTCGTTGTTGCCAGCCGTGGTGGGCAGAGCCAAGTACGGCATGGACAGCGCGATTACGCCGTTAGTATCAGCGTAGCTGCAACCGGTGATGTCTGTCTGCGCTGCGTTCAGCGTGACGATGTTGCCAGCGGTGGCACCCAATACAAGGCTGGTGGAACCAGTGGCAGAAGCAACAGCCTTGGCGAAGAAGTCCGTGGTGCCAACAGCGGGAGCCTCGATCACCGCCGTACCACCAGGGGCGCGGTTGGTGATGAGAACCTCTTTGTTGGAAGCGGTCTCCTTGTACAGCAGCTCGTTGTTGAGCGCCATGTCGAACGACTCAATGCGCGAACTGGTCACACCGTGGAAGGTGGCCGTGGTCACGTTGGTGTCGTTGACCTCAATGGCAGCAGCCTGGTTGGCAACAGTGAAGGAGCCAGACAGGGCAGTGTCATCAGGGGCGTTGTAGATGCCGATGAACTGGAAGCTGGCAACAGCAAACTGACCAGCAGTTAGGTTGAAGCTGACAGTGCCGCGTGCGCCGGTGATCTTGTGGCGGGTGCCGTCGTAGAAGCAGTAGATCGTGGCGGAACTGAAGCTGCTGCTTACCGGGGCGTAAGTCACCGAGACGCCAGCGGAAGTGGTCTCGCTCAGGCCACAGGACTTCAGCAGCGGACCGAAGGCAGGAGCAGTACCAGCAGTGCCAGAACCAGACAGCTCAACATCAAAGGTCACGCTGACGCGCTTGTTGGCAACCAGAGTGCCACGGGTGCTGTTACCAAGGAAGCCTTGATAAGAAGCCGCTTGAACGTTGTCCGATTCAATCGGAGTTACTTCAAGGTTGGTAACTTGAACCGCGTCAGAACCGCCGACAGGACTAGGGTCAGTCCCATAGGTTGACTCAATCTTCGCGATCAGAAACTTCTTCCGAGTCAGTGCCATCGGTGGTAGGAGCGGCGGTTTCTGTGATCAGTGTAAGCTTCCCAGACTTAGGGTCAAACAAATAGCTGCCGCCCACTCCGGGATTGGGAACTTCCCTTTCAATCTTAGCCATGATGTTAGGCGCTAGTTAATGAAGTCCTGCTCGTGCGATACCGCACAAGGAAGTCTTGGCTAATGATACCCAAAGGCACATCAGCTTCATAAAGGCTGAAATCAGTACGGTCAGGTGTCAAGTCAAGGGCGT